TACACATACTGCAGGATCATCACTTATGTTCATCTCTGATTGTTATCAATGTAAAATCGTCAATTTCTACCCACTCATGCCACTCCATATAAAGAGCATACGCTTCATCATACATCTTCTCAAGAAGCAAGTCCTCAATCCTATCCTGCATCCAGTCTAGGAGGAAGTTGCATTGTTCTTTCATCTCAGGTGATGCGTTGTTCATGATGGTAATCCTTTCGCATGTATCTGCCAAGTATGTTGGAGTTGTAATAGTTTTCATTCTCGCTTAGTACATTATTTAGAAATAGTTGTCGAGTCTCCTCATAATTGACCCAACCCTTTGTAGTATGTAGTGATATTATTTCTCGTTTAAAACATTCGTTTCCAAGAATCTTTCTATCGGTATTAAGTTCATCACTACTCCCATAGTATTTTTTCCAGTCACTTTCAGACTTAACTTTCCTAGACTTACCTCTAGGCTTTCTGAATTGATAGAAGTATTTGCGTCCGATGTATTGCTTGCCTGATTGTAGATTTGTAATGCGGTAGACGAAACCGAAGAAATCGCCAATATCGTTAGAAGTGAAAGTTGTATTCTTGTAGACCCATGGGTTTTCATAGTCAGTCTGCGTAACCGTCATCGTCATCACCACTATACCATTGTTCACCATCGCTGTCAATATATGCATCCTTGTCAGCGTAGACTTCTACTTTCAATTCTGTGAGGAGTTCTTCTAATTGTGTTATCAGTTCTTTTAACCTCGTCCTCTGCATAAAAAAATGCCCTTAACTACTATATGTAGCAAGGGCAACGTTTCACTATTGAAACTTAAGTGTTTCCATATAGAAACTTGACTTCAGCATAGATCAACCACATGAAAACCATGGATGCTACCATGATTTCAGTTGTAACTAACATCACTTATTAGCGACGAGTTCTTTTTCTAATTTTACACCACGGTAAACTAGATCGACCTTGTTTGTTTGCTGAGTCTTTGAGTCATTGGTGTCATACTTAACACCACGGTATGTGACTTGTGCCATTTGGTTTTCTCCTAAAGTAATTGGACTTTGACATCCGTTCCTTCAGTCGGCTTTTGCGTCCTTAAAACACATTGGATCTGTATGTGCAATGACAACCCTTGTAATTTCTAATTGCTCAGATTTATCAGGATTGTTACGTGCAGAGTCTATAAGTTCTGAAGCATGATCACAATCAAGTGGTGCTCCAATTGCTATTAGACTAAGAAGAATGTGGTACATAAGGATGAACGAACCCGTTCCGAGTCGGCTTACTTGCGTCCGATGATAAAAGCATCACAGTCATCTGACACCTTTGTTCTCAAGTAATCTATAAGATACTCGTGAGCATCAGAGTTAAGATTCTTATCGCTAAGTATCTCAATTCTGTTTTGATTCCATTCTGAACAAGACATTTCCCAATGAGATGCGTTGTGTTCAACTAGAAGTGATGCCAGTAGTGTGAGTTCTATCATTTGGATGAACGTAAAGGTATGTTAGCATACCCACACTATTTAGTCAAGTGGTGTGTAGTAAAAGTTACAGAAAACCCTACAGGTCAAATTTTTGGCGGGATTTTTTTTCCCCTATTTTTGAAACTACTTTCGCTTTTTCTTTTTGGGTGCTGTAGTATTATTGTATCCCCACAATGCAGGTTTGATTGTGCCTTTACCATAATCAATAATTTTTATACCCATCTTAAACTTATCATAATACATATCAAATAATTTAACTCTTGTACCTCTAGTTAAATCTCGATGAACTGTTCCATCAAGTTCATACGTTACAATCCAAGCATCTGATGGTGCATCACTAGTGCTTACTTCATCTAATGAACCATTTTCAATTAAAATTTCACATCCATATTGTTCTTTCAAAGACTCTTTCTCTGATGGTGTCCAGTAAGTTTCCCTTATCTCTGGATTATCTGGTTTATCGGTTTGTGATAATTGACCTAGTGGTTTAGTCATGAGCGACCTCCCCAAGTAATTTGTGGATATGCAGTACCAGCTATTTCCTTTGTAATTTTATATTTGTCAGTTAGTTTTTTGTCTTTGACTAGGATAAGTATCTCTGCCTCAAGTGGATGTAAGCCCTCAAGAATATTGATAAACATTGTCTCTCTACGAAGATTACTTAATTTGTCATTACCACCTTTTAAAAAGTTGTAGAACTTTGTATATTCTTTACGAATCGATGCTTGTCCTTGGTCTTGAGAACCTAATGAATTAGAACTCATTTCAGACATCTTATCAACTGCATCATTAATCTTATCTGATAATGTGCCTGTTACACTATTATCTTCTCTAGTATTCCCATAAGGAACTTCACCAACTGGTAAAACAGATATTGCACTTTCATCAAAGTTCCAAATTAGCAAAGCCATAATTGAATCGTGTGCATATCTTTGAAGCACTTCAATCTTTTTTGCCTTTGTTCTTTGTTTTGATGCTGCATCTAAAACTTCAAAAGCAAATGGAATCTTTGGTAAGTTTGGAATTGCTGTTGCCACTGTTTTTGCTTTTACTGTCTTAGTCGTCTTCTTCTTCGCTGTTGTTGTCATAATTTTCAAATCGGAATGCTACTATTTCGTCAGGAACTATATTACCATTTCTATCATACTTCTCTGGGTGAATTTTTTCAACCTCTTGATAATTCATCATGTAATCCCTTGCAACCCATCCTCCTATTACTCCTACAATTAGAAACAATATAAACAGAAATGCTGCGAACACAATGCTTACTGCTAACATAATTCTCCTGAGATTATTTTTTTGGTTTTACATCCACATAAAAATCAAAGTGAATGTTTATGTCCTTGTTAAAAAAAGAAATCATCTTATCTAACAACAGACGAAATGATTTAGGTCTCTTTCTTTTACCTCCTGAGAGTATCAACTCAAAACCACGATCAATGTGGTCGGTTGATTTATTTATGTCTTTATTTTGCGATTCTATTTTCTCGCAAGAACTTGATTGTGTCAACACAACCTCCTAGTTTTTTACCATCAACCACCACTTGTGGAAAGGTTGATCCTTGACCAAATTCATCGTAAAAAGAATCACGGTCAAAGTCTTCATTTAAATTATACACTACATAACTCAGTTTTGTCAAGTCCATCACCTGTTTAATTTTATCACAATATGGGCAACCGTCCTTAGAGTAAACTGCAAAGTTCATATGTCTTGTTAAATAATGATTTATAAATTTAAGGTTTTCTTATGATAGCATATTAATTTGGTTTCGTCGGCCAAATAGGATTTTTTGGATCACTCGTATTTGCTGGTAAATCTCTTAGTGCTTGACGATATGATGCCCATTTTGTTCGTATAGATTCTGGAATATCAGGAGTTTGTGTCCAATCTGTTGCAATTAGTAATTTATTTCTTTCAACCCTTAATAATTGCATGGGTTGTGCTAATTTTATTTCTAAAATTTTAGCATTTATTTCTTCCTCTGTGGGTTTTGTATGAACAGTATCAGTCCATTCAATATCAGAGTAATTTGTACCAATAAGAGTCCACTGTGCATCTGGTTTTAACTCAAATAATGCAAGTGAAATTGAGATGTCTTGCTCCATAATAATATAAAAAAAATTATTAGAATTCTATGGTTCAAATTCCATTATACTCAACATTGAGTGACCAGCTTTATTTGGGGTATCACTATTACCTGCGATTGAGTTAGAATGTGGATTACCATTTAATATACCTGTATGATTTCTGTTGCTGTTAACAGCAGGTGCAGCATAAACAGTGACACTACCTGCGTTGTAAGCTGTGTTAAAGAATATACCTGGCAAGGGAGTACAAAAATGAGCATAACCACTACCATATGAGTCATAGTTCCTTGCATCATCCAATAAGTTAACGAAATTAGATTCATCACCAGCAACCCAACAAATCACACCATGAATATTTGTATTTGACATTATATAAGACATCTTTCCAAAAACCAATATCTTTGATGTTGAACTTAACTTTGTAAATGATCCTCCAAATCTACCACCAGTAGGATAATACACGTTATTAGCACCTAATGATGTAGGACTCTGATTGCTAAATGAGTTTGGAGTATTACTATAATATAAATTTTTTACTTGTAATATTGTAGTTCCTGTTCCATACTCTAATCCATTTGCACTTGAATTAACTTTTAATACTTGTCCCGCA